TGGAATTCTCAGGATCAGGGCCAGTTGAAGGCCCAGGTTCTGGAGTCTCCGATTCGATACCTGCAAGGCTATCGGATGGTGAGTTTGTCTTTACAGCAAAAGCTACAGAGCAAATAGGCGCAGACAGATTACAAAGTATGATGGAAGATGCCGAAGCTGAAGCAGACGCTATGAGACAGGATATGCAGATGGGTGGTGAAGTAGAAGAAGAACCTAAAGTTGATAGATTTGGAAAGCCTATAGATGAAGATATAGCTGAAGATGAAATCAAAAAAGGTATGATGTCTGTAAACCCTCGTATGCAATAAACGATAAAGCTACCTTAGTTTACTAAGCCCTTTATCACAACATTAACCGAAAGGCTACCTTTACAAAAACAAACCCTGCTATGCGCATAAGCAGCTACTTTGTTTAGAAAGCCCTGAGTAGGAGTAAGATATGGCAACACAAGCGAAAGACGCTAATCCTTATAACGCTAAAAAGGAATGGCATAAGCAAGACGAAAAACAATTTGTATCTGCTGATGATGGTTTATTTTTTCAAGAACCTCAACCACAAGAAGAGATTAAAGAAGAAGTTAAAGAATCAAAGCAAAGTAAACAAGCTACTAAAGATAAACCCTATAGTAAGCCTGATTACAAAAAAAGATATGATGATTTGAAAACACATTACGATTCTAAACTTAATGAGTTTAAAGCTAGAGAACAAGAACTACTAGAAGAAGCTGCTAAAAACAGAACAAACTATGTAGCTCCAAAGTCTCCAGAGGACTTAGAAAAGTTTAGAGAGCAATATCCAGATGTGTATGAAGTGGTAGAAACTGTAGCACATATGCAAAGTTCTGAAAGAACTAAAACTCTAGAAGAACGATTAGCTGCATTACAAGAACGTGAAACAGAACTTCTAGCTAAACAAGCACAGGAAAGGTTGATGAATAATCATCCTGACTTTGAAGAGATTAAGAATAGTGACGAGTTCCATTCGTGGGCTAAAGAACAACCTCAATCAATTCAAGACTGGATATATAAAAATGCTAGTGATGGAGATCTTGCAAGTCGTGCTTTAGATTTATATAAGCGTGATGTTGGATTAGATGTTAAAGCTAGTAAGCCTAAAAAGAAACAGTCCAGAAAAACTGCTGCAGATATGGTTTCAACTAAAACAACTGCGGTTGAACCAAAGCAGGAGAAGATTTGGACTGAACAGGAAATTGCTAGGATGTCTATTGCTGAATTTGATAAGTACGAAGAAGAAATTGGACGAGCAATTCACGAAGGCAGAGTAGTAAAACAATAACTTTTAATTTGATAATGGAGAAGTAAAATGGCTTATAACCAATCAGATCAGTACTTTGAACCAAGTACCGATACTAACGCTAACTTTGCGAACTCCGTAAGTGGTCAAACTAATTCGTTTTTTCTTCCTGCAGTCTACTCTAAAAAGGTTCTTAACTTCTTTAGAAAGGCTTCAGTTGTAGAAGCGATAACCAACACAGATTATGCTGGTGAGATTGCCGCTTTCGGAGATTCCGTAAAGATTATAAAAGAACCTGAAATAACTGTGTACCAGTATGAACGTGGCGCAGACGTTACAGCAACTAAATTAACTGATCAAGAGTTGACTCTTGTAGTTGATACAGCTAACGCATTTAAATTTATCGTTGATGACATCGAAACTTCTATGTCTCACGTGAACTTTAAAGAAGTAGCTAGTTCATCTGCAGCATACGCTCTTCGTGATGCTTATGATGAAGGTGTAATTGCTACTATGTTCGCAGGTGTCTCTGCATCAAGTCCTAACCATATTCTTGGTTCTGACAACGCTACTGACTTAGCGGCAGGAACATTTGACGGTACTGGTAATCTTGACATAGGTTTTGCAGCAAGTGAACACGATCCTATTGATGTATTGTCACATATGGCTCGTTTAATGGATGAGCAAAACATCCCAGAAGAAGGAAGATGGTTCTTAGCATCCCCTGACTTCTATGAAGTTCTTGCAAGTTCATCGTCAAAACTTTTGTCTGTTGATTTTAACGCAGGTCAAGGTTCTATTAGAAATGGTCTAGTAACTTCTGGTAAGTTGCGTGGATTCGATATGTACAAATCAAACAATATTGCTGCAACATCTAATGCTGCTGGTAAATGTATTGCTGGTCACATGTCGTCTACAGCTACTGCTCAGACAATTACAAGTACTGAAGTAATCAGAGATCCTGATAGCTTTGGTGACATAGTACGAGGACTCCATGTATATGGTTCTAAAGTACTCCGTCCTGAAGCATTAGTTTCTGCTTTCTACGGTATCGACTAAATAGATTTGGGGGTGTAAAAACCCCCTTTTCTTTAAAGGAAAGATAAATGCCACAAATAGGTAATGATAAAAATCCGATGATTATTAACGGATTTAAAAAGAAAAAAAGTACTAGAGTTTTAGGAATGTTAGGAAGTGCTTACTCTGGTACAGCAAAACAAAATTATTTAGATAACTACGATAGAATATTTGGTAAAACTAAAAAAGGTAAATAATGGCGACTACATACTTAACATTAGCTAATGAAGCTCTTAGAGAATTAAATGAAGTTCAACTAACCTCGTCTAACTTTTCAAGTGCTGTAGGAATACAAGCTTTTGTTAAAGAAGCTACTAATAGAGCTTTAAATGATATAGCTAATGCAGAACCTCAATTACCTTTTTTTGCTGTTGCAGCAAGTGGAGGTACAGATCCTTTTTATGGTAATGTAAATGTAGAAACTGTAGCAGGAACAAGATGGTATCTGCTCAAAGCAGGAAGCTCTGATATAACTACAGACTATGCTTCTATAGATTGGGATGATTTTTATATTACGACAATAGGAGTATCAGGAGAATCAGCTCCTTATGTATCAAGAGGGTTAAAGTTTATGTCTTTATCAGATTGGAAAAGATATAGAAGAGATAGAGAAAATGCAGATGATGCAGATACTCAAAATCACGGAGAGCCTCGTTACGTTATAAGAAGCCCTGATCATAGAAAGTTTGGTCTTAGTCCTATACCTGATAAAGCATATAACGTATATTTTTATGCTTATGCTAAACCTACAGAACTTTCTTCTTATGATGATACTATTGCTTTACCAGATCAATATGCTTCTGTTGTGTTAGCTAGAATTAGATATTATGTTCATCAGTTTAAAGAAAATTTACAACAAGCGGCTTTTGCTTTAGATGATTATAAAAAAGGTATGAAGTCTATGAAATCTAATTTAATTAATCCTCAACCTAAAAATATGACAGATGATAGGATTTATTTCTAATGGCAGCTTCACAACCCTTTTCAGTAGCATTACAAGGAGGGCTAGATAAGTCAAGCAACGCATTAGAACTTTTAAAGACTCCGGGAAAAGCTACAATATTAACAAATTTTGAAGTATCGACTAAAGGTGGATATAGACGTATAAATGGTTACAGTCAGTTTGGCGATGGCACAAGACCTAATAGCAGTAACGCTATACTAGGACTGAAAGTATATGCAGATGGAGTAGTAGCTTGTTCAGGTACTAACATATATTTTAGTCAAAATGGAAACAGTTGGTTACAGATTAATAGATCAAACGTAACAGGAAGTGGAGATAATCATACTGCTTTTACAGGTCGTGGTACTTCTACAAGGACTTCACAGAGCAAAGCACACTTTGCAATCTTTGAAGGCGATACAGAATATGGTGAGTTAATTATTACTGACGAAGGATCTGGAGCAAAACCTTTCTATTTTAAAATGACAGGTACAGATTCTGATATAACAAACAGAACTTTTTTTGCAAAAGAAATCACAGTAAGCGGAACACACTATCCAAAGTTTTGTGTAATACACGATAAACACTTAGTAGTTGCAGGTGCAGCTACAGCAAAAAACACAATCTTTTATAGTGGTACAAGTGATATAGATGATTTTACAAGTTCAGGATCAGGAAGTATTGTATTAGATGATCAAGTAGTAGGACTTAAATCTTTCCGTGATGAGCTATTTATATTTTGTAGGAATTCAATCTATAAATTACAGAATATAAATAATTCAAGTACGATAGCAATAGTACCTGTTACAAAGAACGTAGGTTGTGTAGATGGTAAGACTATACAAGAATTTGCAGGTG